ATAACCTTAGCCCTATCCTGTAGAGCTAGGTTACTCTGTCGCTTTGTGTATCGCCTACGCCTAACACGGTCTGCCGTGATCACTGGGTGCGTCTCTTACCTGAGAAAGGTATTACTTTAACTACTCGGCTAAGCCTTTCGTTGCGAGTCTGTCAAGGTGACTCCATAACCTGTACTGCTTGTTGATGTCTTCATTATATATCGTTGTTTCTGTTTGTCAACCTTTTATTTAACTTTATTTTCTTAGGTCTCAATACACTCCTTAGAGTGTTTCAGCTATACCTCTATAGCCTCATCAGTTGAGTTATGCTGATAATCTCTGCAAAATCATATCAGCTCGCAATCCTCTAAGATGATCGGCTTGTGCCTCGTATTTAGCTATCTGCTCATCTATTAATTTACATGCTTCTGGGTTATGTAGCTCGCACTTGCCGACTCTCTGGCCTTTCCAGAATTCTACCATGTTCATTGCCAGTTGCGTTTGTGTTGTTAAAGTTTCCATATCTGTACCCTTGCGTTTAGTTAGTGTTTGTTTGCTTGATGGGTTCAGTATAGCGTGGGCGGAAACATTGTCAACAACTAATTCAAACTATTTCACAGTGTGTCGTTATTATATAACTATGTCGTTACTTGATAACACTGCCTTCTATCATGCGCGCACGTGCGAGTAACACAGGCTGAGCAGTATGTCAACACCTGAATTATGCACCCGTATGGTGCGACTGATACCTCCCTAGTCTACAGCCCAGTACCTGCGCGGCCTAGAGAGAATGCCAGCGATTAACGCCTTACCTATGTCATCATATAGGGTGCTGGTGTAATGGCTTAGGCGGCACTGTAGGTGGGTTGTCGCAACTATACAGTTAAACTATATTGATAAGCATAAGCATAACTGAGACGTATGACGATAGTACTGTACAGATTGTTGAGTCTATGTTAAGGGGAGCTATGTAATCCCTATACAGTACCTATATAGGAACACACACTTACTGTCTAGCTTTACAGATGACTCCTTAACCCTGCTCAGTCACTGCTACTGCTGGTATTATGTAGCACTATGTAGTAGCTCTGGAGTCCTGCTCAGCCTCTGGAGTGTGACTCATCAGCCCTATGTAGTCTGCATTGTTGCTTGACCTTTGGAGTTATATAGTGTTGTGAAGTCGGGGGCGGGGGGGCTGGAGTTCGTTGGAGTTCTAAAGTAGTACCCGCCTAGATACAGCAGAAGCTGAATAGAAAAACCCCCTTAATTACAAGGAAGATTAGGCAGGTTATGCAGTACACTAGAGAATAGGGTAGGTCTATGATAACTAAGGAGAAATAGCGCCACTGCGGAGACTATTTAACCCTCTCAGAATCCGCCTCAGAGCCTTTAACAAGGGACACGGAGACTATGTAGCATTGGACAGCTAGACTTAACAGAACTAATTAGTCCTTAGAGGTAAATAGTTCTTGACTTCTTAGTTCAAACGTGCTATAATAGCTCTCTAGTGTAAAGAGTTACTAAGAAGGACTGATAGGTATAATTATTATTATCTCTTATCAATAACCTCTTAGGTTAAATAGCTCTTAAGTTCTCTAGAGTCCTTTTTAGTTCTCTAGAGTGCAGAGCGCTGAAGACTACAGAGTCTCTTTAACCCTTATAGGATTGGTTATGACTGTTAAGAATACAGGAGCGCCTTCTAATGCTAAGAAGAAAGCGTTATCTAAAGGAAACAGAGGAGCTGTTGGTAGACCTAAAGGGGATGCCGCAGTAATTAACGAGTACAAGACAAGAATGTTAGCGTCACCTAAGTCTAGGAAGGTGTTAGACAGTATAATGGACGCGGCATTGAACGATGATCATAAACATCAGGCAGTAGCTTGGAAGATTGTTGCAGATAGGATACTACCTATAGCCGCATTTGAGAAAGGTGTTAGAGATTCTGGTGGTAAGAGTGCTATACAGATTAACATTACAGGTATGACTGGTGTTACCACTGTGTTAAGCGGTGATGAGGACAACATAGACGATGGAGATTACGAAGAGGTAGAATAGTGAGTATCTGTACGGCTTAGTTGCCCCTCTTCAACTGAGCTGTTCGTGATAGGGCTGGGTATCCCTTCAACTGCCCCTTTACTAATTATCGAAGAGGCTTTTATGAAACACTTTAAGGTAGAAGAGTTCGATTGTACACATACAGGTAGGAATGAAATGGATAAGGATTTCCTAGCTAAGGTAGATTTGTTACGTTCAGCTTGTGAGTTCCCTTTCAGGATTACTTCAGGCTATAGGGACGCAACACACCCTAATGAATGTAACAAGCCAAACGGTGGTGGTACACATACTAAAGGTATTGCCGCAGATGTTTATGTCTCAGGCGGTATACAACGAAGAAGAATTATAGAAGAGGCTTTACGACTAGGCTTCACAGGTATCGGAGTAGCTAAGAGCTTCGTCCACGTAGACACAAGAAACACTGTACCTGTTATCTGGGTATACTGAGGGGTATTTTTTGGCTGATCTAAATGTCAGTCTCTTTCCGTGGCAACAAACGGTTATGGAGTCGGAGGCACGTTTTAAAGTAGTAGCCGCTGGTCGTCGTACTGGTAAGTCTAGGTACGCTGGTTGGGAGCTTATCATTAATGGCTTATCTTCCAAGAAAGGTCAGGTGTTCTACATAGCTCCTACACAGCAACAAGCAAGAGACATCATGTGGGATATGTTACTAGAGCTTGGTAACGAAGTTATACAGAAAGCCCACATAAACAACCTACAGCTCACCTTAATCAATGGTGCTAAGATTACATTGAAGGGTGCTGATAGACCTGAGACAATGCGAGGTGTCTCTCTGAAGTACTTGGTAATGGATGAGTACGCAGATATGAAGTCTTCAGTGTGGGAGCAGATACTACGCCCAGCACTAGCAGACAACAAAGGACATGCGTTGTTTATCGGTACACCGCTTGGACGCAATCAGTTTTATGACTTGTATCAGTTTGCGGGTGCTAACTCAGAAGAGAGTAAGAACTGGGAAGCGTGGCACTACACAAGTTATGACAATCCTTTAATGGATAAAGAAGAGATTGAGGAAGCTAAGAATGCAATGTCAGCCTTTAGCTTCCGCCAAGAATTTATGGCAAGCTTTGAAGCGCAAGGTAGCGACTTGTTTAAAGAAGAGTTTGTTAAGTTTAATAAAGAGGAACCCGCTATTGGTTCTTTCTATATCGCTGTTGACTTGGCTGGTTTTTCTGAAGCTGGAAAGGTGCAGACTAAGAATCATCGCTTGGACTCTACAGCTATCAGTGTGGTTAAAGCAAGTGAGAATGGTTGGTGGGTTGCAGAGATTATCCACGGTAGGTGGGGAGTTAAAGAGACAGCTAGAAAGATATTCCAAGCTAATGAGAAGTATAGACCAGTAGCTTTAGGCATTGAGAAAGGCGCTCTGAAGAACGCAGTAGCTCCTTACCTTAACGACCTTATGAAACAACACCAGAGGTTCTTCCGTATTGAGGAACTGACACACGGTAACAAGAGAAAGGTAGATAGAATAGTATGGGCTTTGCAAGGTAGGTTTGAGCATGGAACTATAGAGCTTAACGTAGGAGAGTGGAACGCCCCTTTCTTAGATGAGTTGTTTCAGTTTCCTAACACTATGGTACACGATGACTTGATAGACTCCTTAGCTTATATAGACCAGTTAGCTACAATAGCATACGCAATAGACTACGAAGAAGAAGATTATCAACCAATGGACACACTCACAGGATACTAAGAATGATAGATAACGACGAAGGTTTGGGTACATTTGAGACTCTTGAAGGTTGGGTAATGACTAAGTGTGACGCATGGCGTGACCATTACACTGCTAACTATCAAGAGAAGCATGACGAATACTACCGCCTATGGCGTGGTGTGTGGGCAGAAGAGGACAAGACAAGAGGCTCAGAGCGATCTAAGATTATTGCACCTGCTCTACAACAAGCAGTTGAATCTTCTGTAGCTGAAGTAGAAGAAGCTACCTTTGGTCGTGGGCTTTGGTTTGATATTAAAGACGATGCCGCTGATGAAGACAGTACAGATATTGTCAACCTTCGTGAAATGCTTCGTGTGTCTTTTGTTAAGAATAAAATACGTAAAGGCATTGCAGAGTCTATGCTTAACGCGGCTATCTTCGGTACAGGTATCGGTGAAGTTGTGATGGATACTGTTAAGGATATGAAACCAGCGACACAGCCTGTAATGGGTGGTGATATGACTGCTGTAGGCGTAGAGATTGTGGATAGGACTTGTGTTAAGTTCCTGCCTGTTATGCCTCAGAACTTCCTTATAGACCCCTTAGCTCGTTCTATTGAAGAAGCTTTAGGCTGTGCTGTAGATCGTTTTGTACCTATGCACACTATTGACCAAGGTATTGAAGACGGTATCTATCGTGACGTAGAAGTTGGTGAAGCCTCTTCTGACTTTAACATAGAAGCTGATAAAGACTTAGGCGCTGTCTATCAAGATGATAAGGTACGCCTGACTAAGTACTTCGGACTTGTACCACGTAGGCTGTTAGAGGCGGCTATGTCTGAAGAAGAAGCGGAAGAGATTACAGACTTAGGTGCTGACACGGCTGAAGACGATCACAGCGAGCTAGTAGAAGCTGTCGTTATCATTGCTAACAACGGTATTCTTTTAAAAGCTGAACCATCTCCTTACATGATGGCTGATCGCCCAGTAGTCTCATTCGCATGGGATAGCGTCCCTAGCCGTTTCTGGGGCAGAGGGGTATGTGAGAAAGGGTACAACAGTCAGAAGGCGTTAGACGCAGAACTACGCGCTAGAATCGACGCTCTCGCACTGACCATCCACCCTATGATGGCTATGGATGCTTCACGTATGCCTAGAGGGTCTAAGCCTGAGATAAGACCAGGAAAAATCATAATGACCAACGGCAACCCTGCCGAGGTTCTACAACCCTTTAACTTTGGTAACGTATCTCAAGTTACCTTTGCACAAGCAGATGCCTTACAACGCATGGTACAGTCTTCTACAGGCGCAGTAGATAGTGCTGGTGTATCAGGCTCTATTAACGGAGAAGCTACAGCGGCAGGTATGTCTATGTCTCTAGGCGCTCTTATTAAGAGGCACAAGCGAACACTTATTAACTTCCAAGAGTCTTTCCTTATACCTTTCATACAGAAGGCCGCTTGGCGTTACATGCAGTTTGAACCAGAGATATATCCTGTAGGCGACTACGACTTTGTAGCTTCTAGTTCTTTAGGCGTTGTTGCTAGAGAGTATGAAGTAAGCCAGTTAGTTCAGTTGTTGCAAACTATGAGTCCAGAGTCTCCACAGTACAACATGATTATCAGCTCTATCATTGACAACATGAGCCTGTCTAACCGTGAAGAGTTAATGGCACAGTTAGAAGCAATGTCTACACCTGACCCAGAAGCCCAACAGGCGCAACAGCAAGCTCAGCAAGCCGCACAGCAAGCAGAGATGGAGTTCAAGGCTAGTCAGACTGCCGCCCTTACTGCACAGGCTACTTACGACAACGCTAGAGCAGAGAAGGCCACAGCTGAAGCAGGGATGGTTCCGATTGAAGCTGAGACTAACCGTATGAGAGCTATGACTAGTGATCTTAACGAAGGTAGAGAAGATGCCGCAGAGTTCGATAGAAGATTAAAGCTCGGTAAACTTAAGCTAGACGCGGGTAAACTCAAGTTAAACGAAAGGGCCGTAGCCGCTAACGAAGGACACAAGTTACAGCCAAAGGGCACACCTAAACCACCACAAGCTCCACAACTACCACCAAGAGGAATGATGTAATGATTTCAAGCAGAGACTTACAAGCAGTAGTAGACCAGATTAACGGACGTTTTGACGCACTTAACAAGGACATCGCTGAGCTACAAAAGAAAGTCAAGGAGCTAGAGGCACCAGCGCCAAAAGCTAAGAAGTAACTTACAACCATTAGGAGATGAAACTATGCCAAAAGGTACTGGAACATACGGAACTAAAGTAGGACGACCACCTGCAAAAAAGAAACCTGTCAAAAAGAAGAAGGTGAAGAAGTAAAATGACTAAACCAGCTAAAGGCAAAGCAAAGGTAAAAACCACAGCCAGCGGTAAAAAGGTAAGCTACGGTCAAGCAGGGAAAGCTAAAGACGGAAGCTCAAGGGTGCAAGCTGGAACCGCCAAGGGAGATTCATACTGCGCTAGGAGTCAAGGGATTAAAAAGGGGTTACCTAAAGCTAAACAGAATGACCCTAACACCCCCAACAACCTATCACGTAAGCGTTGGAAATGTTCTGGAGCTAAGTCTAAAAAGAAATAAACGGAGGTAGTATCTGTATGAAGAAGACGAGTGACGCAGGTAAAGGTGGCGACCGACGCAACGAAGATAAGAAGAGAATTGATAAGAACTGGGACGCTATTAAGTGGCCTGACTACAGTAAAGAAAAGAAAGCAAAATAGTTCTTGACTTATAAAGAGAACTGTGTTATACTGTACAGACATTAACGATTACTAAGAGGGTAATAGTATGAAAGATATACAACTAGAGAAATACTTTAACGACGTATACGAGCTTGTAGCTACCGAAGGTTGGAAGACCTTAGTATCTGACATCAAATCTGACGCAGTTAACATAAACTCTGTAGAGCTTACTAAAGATAGCGACGATCTCCTGTTCCGTAAAGGACAACTGAACGTCATGGCTCACATTATTAACTTTGAAACTTCAATAAGAACAGCTCACGACAACGCCCTAGCTGATGAAGCTGAGGAAAAGACGGAAGAGTAATGGCTTTATTATTTGACTTTCAATGTCCTGACGGCCATGTTCACGAGCGCATGGCTGACTCAGACACTGTAGAATTAAACTGTCTTACTTGTGACAAGACAGCTAAGAAGATTCTATCTCCTGTGAAGGTAGGTTTAGACCCCATTAACGGTACGTCATGGAAGGCGACTAGGAAGTGGACTAAGCAACGTGAACAGAAGATAGCACTAGAGCGGAAAGGTAACTCTTAACAGACCCTCTCCTTACATTTTACTCCATAATGGCTTAGTCCACGGAGCTTTAATAATGGCACAGATACACGACGAGCGCGACGAAGTAGTAAACGAAGACGAAGAAATTGCAAGTATCGACACACTAGGAGCTAAGGCAGAACCAGAGCCAGAGCCAACCCTAGTTGAAGCAGATGATACGCCTGAGAAGTACAAAGGCAAGACCGCTGTAGACCTGATTAGGATGCACCAAGAAGCTGAGAAGCAGATGGGTCGCCAAAGTCAAGAAGTAGGCACTCTTCGTAAAGAGTTTGATACATACGTTCAAGCACAACTTGTCACCAACACAGCAACAACAGAGCCAGAAGAAGAAGTAGATTTCTTTACTGACCCCGAAGCCGCTGTTAACAGAGCTATTGCAAACCATCCAGAAATAGTTAACGCACGTAAGGTAACACAGGAAGGCACTAAGGCGCAGGCACTAAGCGCATTGAAGGCCGCACACAAAGACATGGACACCATCTTAGCAGATAAAGCTTTTGGTGAGTGGGTCATGGAAAGTCCTATACGTCAGAAACTATACGCACAAGCTGATCAGAGTTTTGATTACGACTCAGCTAATGAGTTATTCAGTAACTGGAAAGAACGTAAGAGTGCTGTTCAACAAACTAATAAAGCGGAGAGACAGGCTAGAAAGAGTAAGCTTAAGAGCGCATCTACAGGGACTGCACAAGGTTCCAGTGAGAAAGCTTCTAAGCAAATCTACCGACGATCTGACATTATTAAACTTATGCAGACCGACCCTGACAGATATCAAAGTATCTCTGGTGAGATTATGAAAGCATATCAAGAAGGTCGAGTACGCTAACCCAAACTAAACCTTTAAGGAAATTATCATGGCAACTTCAGTATACCCAGCACAAGGCGGAACAGTAGATAACACTTCAGCCGCTTCATTCATCCCAGAAATTTGGAGCGACGAAGTTGTAGCCGCTTACAAATCTAACTTGGTACTAGCTCCTCTCGTCAAGAAAATGTCTATGTCAGGCAAGAAAGGCGATACCATTCACATCCCTAAGCCTACTCGCGGTTCAGCTAACGCTAAAGTAGCTAACACTGCTGTTACTATTCAGAACAATGTTGAGTCTGAAATAATCGTAAGCATTAACAAGCACTTCGAATTCTCTCGTATGATCGAAGATATCACTAACGTACAAGCCCACGCTACTCTACGTGCTTTCTACACTGGCGATGCTGGTTATGGCCTTGCAAAGCAGATCGACTCTGACTTGTTTGATCTGTCTAAGTCTTTCGGTGACGGAAACGGTTCTGCTTACGCTACTTCTGCGGCCCAGTATGTAGACGCAACTACTGGACTTACTGAGTATGAAGTAGACACTGTAGCAGAAGCTGACGTATTTACTGATGCTGGCTTCCGAGCGGCTATTCAGCTTCTAGACGATCAAGATGTACCTATGGACGGACGTAGCTTTGTAGTACCTCCTGTTCTTCGTAACACTCTTATGGGTATTGACCGTTACGTGTCTAGCGACTTCGTAGCTGGTGGTGTTGTAGCTAACGGTAAGATCGGTAACCTTTACGGTACTGACTTATACATCTCTACTAACTGCCCTACTCTAGAAACTGCCGCAGAAAATAGTGCTGGTGGTGCTGTTCGCGGAGCGCTTATGTTCCACAAAGAAGCTATGATTCTAGCTGAGCAAGCGGCTGTACGTAGTCAGACCCAGTACAAGCAAGAGTTTCTAGGAACCTTGTACACTGCTGATACGATCTACGGCACCAAGGTTATCCGTCCAGAGAGTGGATTGTTGATCGCTGTAAACGGCTAGGTAACACTGTAGTAAACTGGGGATTCTTCGGAGTCCCCTTTCTTTTCTCTTTCTTTCGTGGTGACTATTAATGGCTATATTTAGAGGTACAGGTGGAGCAGGTAGCAGTGATTCAGACGCTACCCTTACTGCTGTAACAGCTCAAGCTCAGATAGCTACGACGAAAGCAAGCGAGGCAAACGCATATGCAATCTCTGCAAAGGCTTCTCTAGATAGTTTTGATGAGTTGTACGCAGGTGTAACACCTCTAACAGCTGAGCAGTCAGCAGTGCTTGGCCACTTTACATACGACGATAACTCTCGTAAGATTAAAGCAGACCGAGCAATTGAAACTACGCTAAACT